TCGTCCTCGGTGTGAAGTCGCCGAGCCCCGGCGGCCTTGTGCACACTCGCTCCTCTATGAACGAGCGCATGGGGTCAGCTATCATAAGCGCATGGGACTACATGAACTGTCATCTGAGGATAGAAGACAAATGATAAACGACATCATCAATCGTTCGGGCACTGCCAATGACATATCTAAATGGTATGGGGTGCCTGTGGAGGAACTACGTAATTTCGTGGACGACAATAGGGATCGATTGACATTGATGGCTAATTCAGTGGAGTCAATCGATCCCGAGACTGATGACGAACCGCGAGACGAGTCCAATACATTGACGCCATCTCAGCTGTCGGATTTGTGGATAACCAATAAGTTTCAGCGACTCTACAGACTGCAAGAGATATCGGAAGTGTTATATAAGCATGCCAAGGACAGTTGTGACTCAGTAACTGTGCGAGAGTTCAGAAGCTATTTGATTTTAGCGGCAAATGAGTTGGGACAGTTGTTACACCGTGGTTCGGGTGAGTCCGCCGGAGATGACGTTCTGTCCGTCGACATTCAGGGTGTGGACATGGAGTCGATGCGATGACACGCCTAGAGCACGTGTACACGCCTCGCGGTGGTTGTAAAGAGTTGATGGAGTGCCGAGATGATGAGGTATTGATATCGGGCCCGGCGGGTACTGGAAAGTCTCGCGCGTGTTTGGAGAAGATGTTGACCGTGTGTCTGATGAATAGGGGGACTCGCGGATTGATATTGCGAAAGACACTGCGATCACTGGGTTCCACGGCGTTGACGACATGGCGACGATACGTTGCCAAGGAGGCGATAGCCACGGGAAATGTCGTGTACTACGGAGGCAGCTCACAGGAGCCACCACAATATAGATTCAAGAATGGCAGCACCATCACCATAGGTGGGTTGGATAATCCGGTGCGAATCATGTCATCGGAATATGACATCATATTCGTACAGGAAGCCACCGAGATAACGCTGAATGACCTTGAATTGATAAACACTCGTCTACGCAACTGGAATATCAGTTTTCAGCAATTGATTATGGACTGTAACCCGAATAGCTCGCGGCATTGGCTTAAATTGCGCGTTGATGAGGGTACGACGACACTTATCAGGTCAAGACATGAAGACAATCCAAGGTTGTATGATGATAATGGGGTATTGACAAAACAAGGGCAAAAGTATATCAAAATTTTGGATAATTTGACTGGAGTCAGATACAAACGACTGCGAAAGGGGTTGTGGGGGTCCGCCGAGGGTGTTGTGTATGAGAATTATGATGAGGAAGTACATAGGAAGTGCTGGGAATTTGATTCCGCGGGTAAACGTGTGGAATTACCCGAGACGTGGCCTAGGTATTGGGTCATAGACTTCGGCTTCGTGCATCCATTTGTGCTGCAATGTTGGGCGGTCAGTCCCGCTGACGTGCTGTATATGTATCGAGAGATATATATGACTAACAAAACTGTCGGCGAACACGCTCAAACGATAATGGACATAGTGCGACCAACAACTACTACGGAATATTATGATCATTTGAATAAGCGTATGGTGACGCAGGAGATAACCGAGTGGGTGGAACCACGACCAAATGCGGTGATATGTGACCATGACGCGGAGAGTCGACGCAATTTCGAACGCGCCACAGGGCTATCGACGGTACCCGCTGTCAAGAGAGTCAATGAGGGAATAGACTTGGTCATGCGTCGATTGGACAACGGCGAGATACGGATAATGGAGGACGCGTTGGTGGAGAGGGATCAACGTCTCGCCGATAGGGCGAAGCCACTGTGTCTGAATGACGAGTGGGGAATGTACGAGTGGAAGACGTCTAACGAGAACACACAGGAAGAACCACGCAAGCTGTATGATGATGGCTTGGACTGTGTGAGATACATGGTCGCACACCTGGACACGAGGAACATTCCGCGTGCCTCATTGATAGAGAGATAATAGATGAATGGATCCCGCGGCAACCCAACTTATAAAAAGTGGTTGTCATTGATCGAGAGAATATTCTACTATGTGACGCATATAGCTGGATTCGCGTGTTTGGTGGCCGCTGGTGCCACATTCAACAAGGCCATTGGTCTAGTCGTCGCGGGTATATCATGTTTTGTGTTCGCTTGGTTGGTCACACTGTCGTCATCGAACAATGAGGATAATGATAATAGTCAGACTAGATTGAGGAAATGACTGTGGACACTTTGATAGGCGCGTTGCGGAGATCCATGGGATCACGCAAAACCGTGGTGACCAATCAGGCACCGGTACCATATTCGAGCGCCAAGGCGTCAATCTTCGGCGGGTATCAGGATAATTTGCCCGGGGCCGAATCGGCCTATGACGCCTATGGCGCCGTTGGTACCCTGTTCGCCATTGTCAGTCAGATTGGAAACGCGTTCGCCAGTACCGAATGGCATCTATACCAAAAGACTAGCGCGCGTGACAAGTCACGTCGTGTGGAGGTACTGAACAACAGTTTCATGACTGTGTGGAATCAACCAAATCCATTCTACACTGGCAGATATTTTAGGGAGACAATACAGCAACATATAGATCTAGTTGGTGAGGGTGTGATTATTTTAAATAAGACTGGCAAATTGATTACCGAGATGTGGCCAGTCAGACCAGATAGAATTGAGCCTGTCAAGGATCCAAAGAAATTCATAACGGGCTATATATACACAGCACCCGATGGTGAGGAAGTGCCATTGGAGTTGGATAAGGTGGTGCACATCAAACTACCCAATCCAGCGGACCCCTATAGGGGGTTGGGACCCGTTCAATCCATGCTCGCTGATATTGACGCTGCTAAGTACTCAGCGCAATGGAACAGAAATTTCTTTATAAATGGCGCCAAACCAGGCGGCATAATCACCGTAGACCATAGGATGTCCGAACCGGAATTCAATGAGTTCGTGTCGCGCTGGCGCAGTCAACATCAGGGTGTGGCCAACGCGCATCATGTGGCTGTCTTGGAAGCCGCCACCTGGCAGGACACTAATTTCAGTATGACGGATATGCAATTCACTGAGTTACGTAATCTTCCACGTGAGCTCATTCGCGAGGCGTACGCGTTTCCCAAACCGATGTTGGGAACAGTCGACGACGTCAATCGTGCCAATGCGGTCGCGGGTCGCGAGATCATGGCGGAGAATCAGACGATTCCGAGACTGGCAAGATGGAAGGATTTCATCAACGCGTATTTAGTACCACAATTCAGTAACGGTAAGTCATTGGAACTGGACTACGATGACCCGACACCCGCGAATGCGGAAGCGCGTGATCGTGAGCGAGGTAGCCAGGCGAGTGCCGCCGCGGCCTTGGTCGGTGCCGGATACCATCCGGATGATGTGACCGATGCCATGGGATTGCCGCGTATGCGCTGGTTAGGTACGAGTAACACGACACCGACAGCAACACTGACGACGACCATGAAGAAATGATGGTGAGAGGAAATGCCATTCGGTGCTCTCTGCGAGTATGATGATTTTGATGACTGTGTTAACCGGAATTTGGACAAGGAAGATCCCGCCGGGTATTGTTCGGTGATACAGCGGGAGACCGAGGAATCATGTGCGCGAGGACGGGATATGGTGCGACATAATAATCGAGCTGTCAATTTGTACAAACAAAAGATGCTGTCACGGATTGGAGTTGTCGACCCAAAGCTTGAAAATGCCATTCGCCATTTGAGATTGCCCTGGTATCAAATCAATACCGTGAGCGATGCTGGCGAGAGCGATGATAATGTTGATGGTATCAATACGAACGTCACCGATGACGAGACTACCGAGATTTTGATCTATGACGAAATTGGTGGTTCGTTCGGTGTCAGTGCCCTAGAGTTTGTCGAGGAACTACAGAATATTACGACACCGAAAATCGATGTTCGTATCAATTCGCCAGGTGGTAATCTATTCGACTCCATTGCCATCTATAACGCGTTGGTTCACCATACGGCGTATGTGACGACATATGTTGACGCCATTGCGGCCAGTGGCGCGTCAATCGTAGCCATGGCGGGTGATAAGTGTGTCATGATGATTGGATCGCAGATGATGATCCATGACGCCAGTGGCAATCTGATTGGCAATGCGCAAGAGATGCGTGACATGGCGATATTCTTGGATAAACAATCTATGAATGTCGCGTCAATCTACGCCAACAAAGCTGACGGGACGCCTGCGGAATGGCGTGAACGTATGATCGCCGAGACATGGATGTTCGCCAGTGAGGCTCTGGAATTGGGCCTCGCGGATGAGGTATACGTACAACCAAAGCGTGATGCGCCCGCACCTGGAGTACCATCGGAACCAGAGCCAGAACCAGAGACAGAACCAGCACCAGAACCAGAGCCGACACCGAAGAAATCGGTACCAGAGGAACCGATGAATCGCAAGCATCGAACAACGAATAGAGGGTACAAATACACAAGCAGAGACAAGGCGCCAAATCCAATCGATCGACTTAGTATTATCGAGCAAACACAGCGTGCGTTACGGAGAGTGTGACTATGACTAAATGCATTCCAGTTTCAAGGGACGAATTGCAAGAGATGTTGACTGACAAGAAGGTGATGACCGAGTTACTTGATGATCCCGAGAAATTCGGAGAGTTCATCAACAACTATGTCAGCGCGTCAATGGCCAGAGACGCCGGAATCGCCGACCAAGTGAAGGAACAGACCGATCTGTTCATGACCAATTGGCTGCGAGAGAATAGCACTGCCGTGGCGGATATGCGCCACAAATTCAATCTGTCGAATCCAAATACCGTGTCACGCGTTCGACCCAGTACCATCTACAACAAGAAGGCTGTTGGTGCCAAATACGATAGTTCATTCGAGAGTCTTGGAGAGTACTTCCACGCCATCTCATCCCATTCGTATAAGGATGACGCGCTCTCTCGAAAATTGGGTAATTTGAAGAACGCCATGGGATCGATCAAACCCGCGGATGGTGGATTCCTGATTCCGGAGATTCTACGTGCTGAGATTCTAAGAGTCGCTCTGGAGAAGGCGATTGTACGGTCGCGTGCGCGAGTGATTCCAATGGACAGTTTGACTGTGCCATTTCCCACGGTTGACGCGTCGTCGAATGTGTCAAGCGTCTATGGTGGTATCACTGGGTATTGGACCGAGGAAGGTGCGACATTGACTGAGTCGCAACCTCGATTTGGTCGTGTCGAATTGCGTGCGAACAAGTTGGTGTTGTACACCGAGGTTCCCGATGAGTTGATCAGGGACGCACAACCCAGTATGGCCGCGTTCATTGAGGATATTTTCCCTGAAGCAGCCGCGTGGTTTGAGGATGTTGCCTGCTTTGTTGGTGGCGGTGTTGGTGAGCCATTGGGATTTCTCAACGCACCTGCCGCCATCTCGGTAACACGATCGACGACGGTCGCTGGTGAGAATATCGAGTGGATTGATATTGTCAACATGTTCGCGCGCATGCTCCCACAGAGTCTTTCGCGCGCGGTGTGGATTGTCGCGCCGGACGCGTTGCCTTCGCTGCTGACAATGACCGTTACCACCACATCGGGCGCGGTGTGGATGGGCGGGGGTGGATTCGCGTCGGGTTCCATGGCACCACCGATGACGATGCTCGGACTGCCGCTAATCGTCTCCGAGAAGGCCAGCGCCATCGGGGATTCCGGAGACATCAACTTGGTGGATTTTGGGTTCTACCTTTTGGGCGACAGGCAAGCGATGACCGCGAGGCAATCGGAAGACTTCAAATTCGACAAGGACATCACAGCGTTCCGTATCATCGAACGTATCGATGGTCGGCCTTGGCTGGCTTCCGCTGTCACACCAATGAACGGCGGAGCCACGTTGAGTCCATTTGTCAAACTCACCACTCACGTCTAAGGAGAAATAACGATGGTGTGGGCATTGGGAAATAAGATTGACGTTTGTTCCGGAATCGTCCCCGTGGCTGACTTGGCGGCTGGTGATAACACAGGTCACCGTGTTCATATGCGCAATTACGGCGTGTTGGGTGTGCTATTCGCCAAGGGAATCGCCAGTGCCGGAACCGATAGTTTAGTTTTGACTCTGCAAGAACATGACGCGGCCACTAGTGGTGTGTCACAAGATCTAGCCGTTGTCGACACCTATTATGTCAAGAGCGAAGCGAGTCTTGATGGTGACGAGACTTGGACCGAGGTTACTCAGTCCGCGGTTGCCACGATCACGTTGACGGGTTCCACCTATGCGGCATTGCAGTGTCTGATTTTCTATGAGATCGAAGCTGCGCAATTGAGTGATGGATTTGAGTGGCTTAGTGTGAATATCGCCGACCCCGGTACCGGGGGGACGATTCCAGGATGCCTGTTCTACATCACGAGCGACTTGCACATCATGAGACGACCTGACTTGCTGGCACAACCCAACGCGTAAAGGATGTGTCAATGGCTAAGACAACGAGGCGCGGACCATCGGAGATGCCAAAGCGACAATCGATCGGGAGTGTGAGTAGATGTCATGGGAGCAATTACAATCCATTATTGAGGAAAGAGTCGAGTGGCGACGAGTCAATGAGTCAGCCCCACCTAGAGCCTGCCCCAACGATGGACAACCACTCCAGTACTCAGGGAGTGGAGAACTCTATTGCCCCTATGACGGATGGCGATATCCCCGTGATGCCGCGAGTGCCATCCGTTAGAAGGAAAAAACGCTCGGCTGTACCAGACGACGAATTTTAAATTTGTATTCCAAATCAAGGGGACCCTAAATTGGGTCCCCTTCCATATAGGGTGGAATTATGGGTGTGAAATACTGCACCAGAGGTGCGGTTCTAGCGAGTACCGATGCGCAAATCGACAGTATGCTACGGCAGCGTGTGGATGACCTGAGTGATTCATCCAGTAGATTGATAGAGGGGCCTGATTTAGCCAATAGAACATTCTATCCAACACTGGCGACTAAGTATTTCACGTGGCCGAATAGACGTAATCCAACGTCATGGCAATTGTGGCTCGACGGATTGGATTTGCTTAGCGCTACCACAGTGATAGCGGGTGGTGTGACCATTCCCGCCACAGACTATTTCTTGGAACCTTGGAATGAGGGTCCACCCTACTCATGTTTGGAAGTTAATAAAGCCACCAATTCGTCATTCGCGTCTGGCAGCACATCACAGCGAGCCATAAGTGTTGCCGGTACATGGGGTTATACACAGGACGTGACCTCGGCGGGGGTGTTGAGTACCGCCATATCGAGTACCACGGCGACAACACTTAACACATCGGATGGTTGTGCCACTGACGCGGGATCTACCATCAAAATAGACTCTGAGTGGATGTTGGTCACCGATAAGACATTCAGAGCATTGACATTGTATATGACCAACAATTTGACCGCGGCCAAGTCCGATGTCAGTGTCACACTGTCCGGAACGACTGACGCGCCCGCCGTGGGTGAGGTCATCCTCATCGATTCCGAGCAGATGAGAGTGTCATCAGTGGTTGGAACGACTATGACAGTGCGTCGTGCCGTCAATGGTAGTGTATTGGCCGTGCACACCGCGACGGGTAGTGGTCCGCTGATAAGTGTTCCAAGGGTGTTGACAGTGACTAGGGGTGCTTTGGGCACTACCGCGGCCACGCATTTACTGAGTGCGGAAATAAACGAGCTGAGAGTACCGTCACCTGTGAGTCAATTGTGCACCGCTATGACTTTGGCTGGATTGGCGTTGGAGATTGGAATGGCACAAGGCACAGTTGGTGAGGGGGGTACGGCGTCAAAGAGAAGCGCTGATCAATTGAACGCGCTAAAGGACACGGTAATCAATAACTATCATAGAACTAGCTACGGGAGGGCTGTGTGATGGCCTATGAATTGCGTATTGAGAACGATGGACCGCTGTTCGATGGGAAGATGGAAGATGATTTGAAGGATGCCGCCGAAGATGTGTATTTGGCGTTGGCTGAGAGAGGCGCTGAGATTGTTAGAACCTATTTACATCCACAATTGATAAATCCGACGGGATTCTATGAGTCGAGACTCATTGGTGAGGTTGTCAATGGCGTGGCGACGACACATGATCAGGGGGTGGTATACGGTCCATGGTTGGCGGGTGTTGGAAGTAGGAATTCCACGTCGTCATTCAAGGGGTATGATCATTGGGTGAAGGCCAGTGCGGCACTGGCGGAAGAAGCCTCGGACGTGGCCAATGATATGATAGTCAAATTGGTGGATGAGTGGAATGGCTGACTACACCAACACGATTTTGAACGCCATCATGACGCATCTCTTGGAAACGGGAGAGTTCAATTCAGTCATACAACACGAGGCGTTGACGGCCACGGTGTCGGGAATCAACACATCGGTGGTGGTGAGTGGACAAACACCTGTCGCCCGTTACTCGGGATTGGCTTCCACTAGCATTGTCGTGGCGATCAGACAGATATTGTACGCGAATATGACCGTGGATTTGGAGACTATCGATTCGCGGTTGATGGATGCCGCGGACGCGTGTATGCGGCTGTACACAGGTGACATCGAATTGGCCGATGGGATCGAAATCGACGCGTTGGGTAGCACGGGTGTTCCATTGCGTGCAACCTATGGCTACATGAATATACAAAAGATTGTGCATCGTATCGTCACCATTGACATATCAACGATAGTGACGAATGAGTGGGAGCAGGTGCGGTAATGGCCAAAGAGAGCGGTCTTGGGGATAATCTATATGTGGCTGGATATGACGTGTCCGGCGATACCGGTAGTGTGGACACGATATCGTCTCCGATAGCCATAGGACAGATTACGGCCATCGACAAATTGGCCATCGAGAGAATTCACTTGCTGCGTGATGGATCAATCAAATTCAAATCATACTTCAACCCATCCGCCGGGCAAGAGCACGATTGCTTTTCCACATTGCCAACCGCTGATGTGCTGGTCACATACAATCATGGTACGTCATTGGGTAATATATCCGCGGCAATGACGGCGAAACAGGTCGACTACCCATTGACAAGATCCGACAAGGGAGAATTGTCATTCGACATTGAGGCGGTGGCCAATGGTTACGGCTTGGAATGGGGTATTCAATTAACGCCTGGAAAACTCATTCAATCGGGCGCCGGGGTGACCACCGCGATTGACTTCTCTGGTGCGACATCCTATGGCTTGCAGGCATATTTACATGTATTTGACATGGATGGCACCGATGCCGTGGTCGCCGTGCAGGACAGTGCCGATGGTTCGACGGGTTGGGCGGATGTCACAGGTGGTGTGTTCACTAGTGTGGCATTGGCTGCCGTTCCAACGGCGGAAAGGATACAATCGGGACGCACGCAAACGGTTAGACGTTGGCTTCGTGTCAATGTCACTACAGCGGGTACTTTAACCGATATAACATATGCGGTGATGGTTGTTAAAAATGCGTATTCAATTAGTTTTTGAAGGAGGTATACCATGAAAATGCCCATGAAGACATTCAGTATTCGAACGCCTTACAATACACATTGGCGTAGGTGTACGTGCGAGGAATTCGGCTGTATCGCTTGGCGGAATGGATGGAGAATTCATTGTGAGGCAATATCACGTGAGCTATTGCAAGCGGCCATACACTCTGGAAGGCATTATACGGTGGTGAATGTCGCTGATGGAGAGACGTATCTAGAGTTCTCAGCGGGGCAACCCTGCTTCGTGGCGGATACTCATAAGATAAGGTTGGACAGACAGGAAATCTATGTGGCACGATCCTGGCGTGGACTGCCATCGAATGGAAGAAATATCAAGCACACGCCAGAGACTTGGTTAGACGATTTTTCCACCAACCAAGACAAATTGAATTCAATTATCAATCATTAGAGTATTAGAAGGGTATTGACATGGCTAAGTCATCGGGTATCGCGTGGACAACACTCACATGCACCGACTCAACAGCCGCGGTGATTAACATCGTGAATGACGTCAACAGTTTGGACATCTCCACACCGCGAGCCATGCAAGAAGTGACCGGATTGGACAAGAGTGCCATCGAGCGGCTTCATTTATTGGCCGATTTTCAAATCACAATGAATGGGATCATGAATCCCGCTGTCAGTCATTTGGTGTTCAGAGACTTCGGTTCGGGTACCAGAACCATGACATTGGGGGTGTTGTCACAGACGCTAACACCACCGACCGTGTTATTCGACGACTACGCGTTGTCAAGGTCTGATAAGGGTGAGTTGACCTGGAAGGTCAAGGGTATGGGCGCTGACGGCACCGTGGCGGTTTGGAGCTGACGTGGTTTTCATATATGAGGAAACTAATATCGAATTGGAATTCACGGGCACACATAGATTGAGTGGGCTACATGTAACATTGAAAGAAGTGAATATTCACAAAGTATTGAATATATTGGAGACATTGAACAAACTGAAAAACATGACAATGGGTAACACGACTAATCTATCGCCGGATAGGGTACTGACAATCACCAAACCATGGAATGAACTAAGGGAGAAATTCGCCAGTATACTGATCAGTTGGAATATGCAACGCAGAGAACACGGTACAATAGTCGATGTGCCCTGCGATATCGATGGATTGAACATTCTATCCGATGACATCTTTCTACTATTAGTCAACGAGTGGTTGGAGCATGCCGGGGGGGTTGCCAAGGATAGCCCTTTAGTGACGCCCTTGAATCCATTGCTGCGGGAGATACCAGTGTTGACGAACCATGGGAGCTGACGAACGCCAGATTTATAATAGGACTATGCGATAGATGGAAATGCCTACCAAGTGAATTACTTGGCGAGTCACAGTATGTATTGGCACTATTGAACATATACCATATGGCCGAATCCAATGATGAGGGAGGTGATATACCATGGCAAACAATGTGATAATAAACATCGATGGTGAGAACAACGCCAGCACGGCCATCAATCGTGTTAGAGGTGACACATCTGATCTACTCAGCGTTGTCAGTGGATCCAAAACGGTGTTGGGTAGGTTTAATAGCGGTTTGGAATCCGTCAGCGGTGCGTGTGATGGTGTCGCGACCGCAGCTGGTGATGTCACCTCGGGTTTAGACACTCTTACCGATATACAGGATTCCGCCAGGCAGAAGAGTGTCGCGCTGGCCAGAGCCGAAAATGATGTTGAACAGGCTTCAGCTGACGCCGAGCAAGCGGTCATAGACCTAGGTCAAGCCGAAGTGGATTTGACACAGGCGGGTATAAACGCCGAACAGGCGGAACTGGATTACGCGCAGGCACAAGTCGAGGGGAAGGAGGCGGCATTAGCCGTTTCCGACGCGCAAAAGGCGCTGAGTGAGGCAATCGCAAAATATGGCTCTAATTCTCGGGAGGCCAAAGACGCCTCGAATGAGCTAGACCAAGCGCAAATCGATCTGTCACAATCAACAATCAACGCGGAACAGGCGACCGCTGACGGCGCACAAGCGGCGTTGGAGGCGGAACAGGCGACAGCCGACAGTGCGCAGGCGACGATTGACGCCACCGACGCGACATTGAATCTATCCGACGCACAGCAAGAAGTTGACTATCAATCAAGTGATGTGTCGACTTGGAGCTCTAATCTACAATTGGCGTCTTCGGCGGCAATGGGATTGGCTGGAGTGGTCAATCTGATAAGTACGGCCGTGGCCGCGTCCAGTGCCGGTTGGCTGGCCAATACGGTATCCATGGTAGCCAATAAGGCAGCGTCTATGGCTTCCACGGTCGCCACGGGTGCGCAGACCGCGGCGCAGTGGCTTCTGAACGCAGCCATGACGGCCAATCCCATTGGATTGGTTGTATTGGCCATAGTCGCGTTGATAGCAATATTCGTGCTGTTGTGGAATAAGTGTGATTGGTTCCGAGAGTTCTGGATTGGTCTTTGGGATAAGATAAAGTCAGGTGCGTCAGCGGTTGGTGAGTGGTTCAGTGGACCATTTCTTGACTTCTTCTCCAACGCGTGGCAATGGATCAAAGACAAATTCAACGCCTTGGTTGACTATGTGAAGGGATTGCCAAAGCGAATTTCCAGTGCGGCGTCTGGTATGTGGGACGGTATCAAAGACGCGTTTAAAAATTCCATAAACTGGATAATCAACAAATGGAATGGTCTTAGTTTCTCATTGCCAAGTGTGAGTGTTCCGGGTATCGGTACCTTCGGAGGATTCACATTAAACACACCAAACATCAGTACGTTCGCCACGGGTGGTATCGCGTCGGGTTTGACGCAATTGAATGAGCGAGGCACGGAACTATTGGATTTGCCAAGTGGCACACATGTCATACCCAATAGCCAGGCCGGTACAGCGTTAGCCACTACGGTCAACAATCAAACCACGGTATTAGAGGTCAAATTCGCGGGTAACACCGACTCCGCCTTCGCGTCGGCGTTCATGAAATTGGTGCGTACCGGCGACATCACAATACTGGCAAAGGCGGTGGTGTGATGACATTGGCCGTTGACGCGTCTAGCCCGGATATGGTGACCAGTAATGCCAATACGGTTACCACGGCCGATTTCACTCCACCCGCTGGTGCCCTATTGATAGGAATGATTGGGACCTATCACTATAATGTTCCAATCCCAACACACGCCATGAGTGACTCGCGTGGTGTGTGTTGGCAATTGGCCTATCGTGACACCAATTCCAACACACTTGTTTATTGGACAACGGTGCCAGAGAGCGTGACCATGAGTGTCACATATGGTCAGCTCGATACGGGATACAATGTGTGCGCCATTCAGGTCATCGTGTTCACTGGTGCCAAACTGTCGAATCCATTGCCCACCATGATTGAGGGCACCAGTGTCGTGGCCGTGGTGAGTCAGGCCATCACAACCAAATATGACGGATCTCAGGTTTGGCTTGTCAATTTCGATATCGGCGCGCAAGCCGTGCCCACTCCAGCGGCGAACACGACTACATATTCAGGAGATACGTGGGTGGACTACGCGGCGGGTACATGGACTGTTTGGTTTGCCAAATTAACCGCGGCTGTCGCCGTGGCGTCAACCGTCACCATAGCGTCAACGGCGCCAACGACGGGGACGATAAACAATTGGATAGCGTTGGAAGTGGCGGAGGAAGCCACTTTGATAGACACAGATGGCATGTGGAATAAACAAGTGGAATTGTATATAGACTCCACTTGGGTAGATGTCACGAGTCGTGTCAGAAATGATCCCGGAATCACCGTGACAAGAGGCTCGGCGGATGAGGCGACGACAGTGTCCGCCACCAAGTTGACACTGCAATTGAATAACGCTGATGGTCTATTGTCCAATAGAAATCCAAATAGTATTTACTATGGTCTATTGGGCCGTAATATCGCCGTACGCTACACCATAGACAATGAGGCACGATTCTATGGTGAGATCTCCGATCTACCGCCACGGTGGGATGAGTCAGAACATGACGCGTGGTTGGAGCTGACCGCCTCGGGATCCATTAGACGCCTGACACAGGGTGCCAAACCATTGAAAGGTGCGTTGCCACGCTTCATAGAGTCATTGGATCCATTGGCGTATTGGCCATTGGATGATGGAACGTCAGCTGCTTCTGGCGGGTCGACTGTATCGGGGCAACCTGGTTTCAATTCTGATGCCGCATTCACTTGGAGTGCTATCACGGGCCCCAATGGGGCACCAAGCAATCTACCAGAATTCGCACAGGACATAACAGGTTCATTACCGGCGTTGACCACTAAATTGAATGTGGTCAGTGATGACACATGGACATTGGATTTCATATTCAGAGGGGTACTGCAAACGGGAGTGATGAACTCACCGATACCCATTATCTGGTATGGTACCAATAGCTCATGGTATGTGCAGTTCCTGTGGCAATCGGGAGTGCTCGATCAGGTGACCGTGCACGGTATCGAGACTGATACCTATACAGACCAAATCACCATCACCGTGGCTGATGCCGCCTCCGCCTATGCCGATGGAGAGTGGCATCATTTTCGGATTGAGTCGACACAAATCACCACGACATCATTATCCACTGATGTGATAGTGGATGACGTGGTGATAGGTTCCGGTACCGGAACGTTCTATCAGGGTGGTATCACCGAGGTCACGGTGATGTCAACGGATAGCACATACATGTCGTCAATGTCGACAGGCCATATAGCCGTGTATGACGCCGTTGGCCAACCTGACATGTATCAAGCCATGTTAGGTTGGCCAAATGAGACCGCGGGTGATCGAATAACCCGCCTATGCTCTGAGAAGGGTGTTCCATTAACGGTAATCGGTCCATTGGACACTACGGCTGCCATGGGACCACAACCTGTCGCCACGTTCATGGGAGTACTTAGCGATTGTGCGACAGTGGATGGTGGAATATTATGTGATTCACGCGTCTCGATTGGTTTGATATACACCACACGAGATGCGCTGTGTTGTCAAACAGGTGTGATCATTGACTATTCACAGGCGATATTATCTGGAAAATTGGAACCCGCCGTTGATGATTTCGCCACGGCTAATAGAGTGACTGTGGCGAGAAACAAGGGATCGTCAAGTGTGTACACGAAGACAACGGGGTCATTGAATGTCAATGATCCCGGTGATGACCCGAATGGCGTTGGATTGTACGATGTGCAATATACATGGAATGTGTACTCAGATACACAACTGGCACACGCGGCTAGTTGGTTGGTTGGCTTGGGGACGGTTGATCAGGTCAGGTATCCAACACTGACGCTGGAATTACATAGATCAGAGATACGTTCGGCGGATGTCACGCTGAATGGGATAATGGGTTCCGATGTGCCACGTGTGTTGACATTAGTAAATTTACCAGTCAAATTCGTTGGTAATGACGACGCCAAGTTGATTATCAGGGGATACACAGAGACACTGAATGCCAAACTATTGACGATAAAATTGAATTGTACCCCGGCGAATGGTTGGGATGTTGGCATATACAACAGCAATTCTAGGTATGATACCGCGCTGTCGACACTTTCCAGTGCCATCAACACCACCGATACGACGATTTATGCCACATTCACAACGAACAGGTGGGTGCGTGCCACGGATGACGCCGCTAGCTTGCCATTTGACATTAAAATTGGTGGTGAGATCATCACCGTTACCGCTGTCAGTGGCACGACATCACCCCAAACGTTCACCGTGACACGCTCGGTGAATGGGGTTGTGAAAAGCCACAGCGCGGGCAGTGGTGTGTCATTGGCCCATCCAAGCGTGTATGCCAGATGATCGGGAGCATGTCAAATGAGTGGTCAATATGCTGGCGAGATAATCAGAGCCGAGGATAGTCAAACACCATACATAGTGGCCAACAGTGCCGCGCGTGTGGCGTTGACGGGCAAGACGGTCGGAGACACACTATATCAAACTGATACCAAGCTATATTTTTTCTGGAATGGCGCGTCGTGGCAATTATGTGCTGGACAGATGGCGGGATATTACCGAGATACGTCATCGGATCCCGTAGGATCGACATTCACCACCATCACAACCATATTCACGGGTTCGTCCATGACCATTCCAGCGGCGCAAAGTTATTGGGTCGATGTGAACATAACATACGGTCCGTATGCCGGCAATGACAATGAGGCCAAATTAGACTTGCTGAATGGTACCGCATCAGTTGTGTCGACCTACGTATATCTTTACACTTCCGCCGGAGCGGTTAGGGTCAATATGCGCACTCTATGGGAGGCGGGAGCGGGAACAGGTGGTGATGACACTTTCACACCAGTTTTGAAAGCGACCCGCACATTGGGGGCGGCGGTAAACAAATTCATCGCAGCAGCGGTATACCCATTTACCATCAGTCTGACCTCAATTGGAAAATTGGCCACCGAAACCTGATGGTCAGTTATACCAATGCACAAATGTGGCCAGTAGACATCAAATCTACTGGCCACATTTGTGATTAAAATTTAGAATGACACCGCGTTTAGACGACGTTGAATCGCCTTTGTGGTGAGCTTGCCCCAAATACTGTCGACAGTCGTACCCACGTGACGCTGTAGCGCACATGTGGTCCAAAATCCAATAATACCATCGACCATTAGATTAGTGGGTAATTTCGCGTTCAAATGGCGTTGTAAAGCTTTTTTGGTCAATGGACCAAACTCACCGTCAATATCTAGCGAAATCGACAACGCATCGTTTAGTTGTCTTTGTAAAGCCTTGATGGTCAATGGACCAAACTCACCGTCAACAATCAATGCATTGGTAATCGACGACGTTCCGTCATAGGCTGGGCGACCATATCCGGCGATATAATATGGCGAGCGTAAGCGCCTTTTACAGACGTCATCGGTGTTGCCCTCAATGGTTCCGATATAACCACTGGTGGTTATGTATTCCACCACACCAACATGGTCAATTTTAGCGATATCCTGTTTACCAGTCCAATCGAAGAACACAATATCGCCGACACCGATACCAGCACTGCCGAAATTCCATAGTCCAGCGCTGTCGAACGCTCTGGCGTGCTCAACAGTCCACGCGTGCATGCCGCATGTGGCGTCTGTATTACCAGATGCCGCGGCGGCATAGCTAACCGCGATATCACACCACGGACAGACGCGATAGGCCGTGCCCATCCTGTCGGCATACCATCTGGTCAAAAAATTATGATTGGTCGTCTCCTCTCCAACGCCAATCAGTGAGGCCATCGCCGCGACCATACCCTTCGCGGTGCCCATCAATTCACCTCCGTGGTTGTGTTAATGTCCATAACCATGTCAGGATCTTGAACGACGGCGGATTGATCGGGGTCACCTGGCGTGTAGCCAGCCCCGTTCACGGGCTCTGTGATGTACTCAATCGCGCTCACCTGTTGAACGTCGATCGCACTCTCATTCTCGTCCTTGTTCATGCCAACCCTCTCGATCGTCACCACGAACGTGGTGTGCGCGTGAGACTCTAGCAGAGCATGCTGTGAACGCACTAAGTATGTTAAGTCAGACAAAATTTATGTTAGGAGTCAAATTATGCGAGCGTCTTGGAAAACGTGGTGTCTCGCCGCGGCAGTGCGCGCTGTGAAGACATTCGCACAGAGCTTGCTGGCCACGCTAGCCGTACAGCAGGTTGGAATCGGTGTCACCGACGTGAGTTGGGCGACCGCGGTCTCTGTGGCCTCTCTGGCGGCTGTCATATCTCTGCTCACATCTTTGGCGGGATTGCCGGAGGTGACTAGCACCACTGAATGATCTTTAAAAATGTGACTCAGGACACACTATCTAAAGCTATTGACTTTCCATGTCACGGGGTAGTGTCGACCGCAGCAGTTGAACAGGGGAACGGTTCAAACGCCCGATGTTCGGATACGTGAGCCCGTGGGGAGTGGTCCCATCGGTGAACCAATTACCTACCGTATGTTTTTGGTATGTGTATTAGATGCCACGTGTTCTATATATACATATATAGTTGCGTACGCGCCGAGTGATCGGAGTGCTGTCTGCGTGATGTCCGGAGTGGTTAGGACCATCTACCACATACCAAAAACATCTAATTAACACAGCATAAAAAATCATAATAGAGTCGTCGTGAATGGCAAGGCGATTGATGATCGCTATCGGGAATGGCCACGACGATATCTATATTTTTTAATATTGGATGTACAATAGATCATACGACAGTCCCACGGATTAAATCGGCTTTCTTGCCATCCATGGTTGCCTCAAAGTGACTCGATCACTTGTCGTATGATCGTTTGTATGGCCAATATTGGAGGTATTACTATGATGACACTTGATAGGGCACTCATTGAAGCGCCTAGTGAGTATTGGTACCAAGCACGGATTCAACATAAAAAAAGATGGTATACGCCCAACATCGATGACACCGCCTTGTATCAAACTGAAATGTACGCTTGTGCTGCTGTGGCAGATCTACAGACAGCACGACAATTCCCAATGTTGGACCAAGCATACCTTTCAGACGACGTACATTCAAGATTTAATACATTTTACGAGTTTCTCTGTGCGGTATGTGATATTGAAGTGGCAATATATGTGCTTGGTAATAAGACGCTTGTTCAAAACACGTGCTTGACGGTGAATTGACTTGATGCCAATTGAATCCGCGATTGACTACGCTCCCGTTGAGTATTGGCTTAGATCACGCCAACAAGTGGAAACTTGGTATGGCCCATACTCAAACCTCGCACGAAATTTAAAATTTCTAGAGGGTATCGCGGACGAGCTAACCAGACAACAGTACACTAAACACTGGAATTTATATAAAACAAGTTTCGCGGGAGGTTCGAGCTTCTATAATTTTCTTGTGTTCGCCTATGAGGAAGGGCTCAATGTTGCTGAGTTTGAATGAGGCGCTTGATGAGGCACCGCAAACCTACTGGTTATACGAATACAATCGGTTTGTAGGTACACCATATAGAATGGTGGAATGCGACGGTTTGATAGCCGATTTTGATATGAATCCATATGACTTGATTAGAGCGGCCATTGTTGCCGCTGAGAACGCCACTGTCAGACAGTTTCCAGATTTGTTTGTCGCTTTTCATAGAAGCCAGCAGTATCCAAATGCGTTCTACTACTACTTGTGCCACAGAAATGATGATAACTGATTTAGCTGATTACAGAAAATGATAGAGTCATATGATGACTGAAGAAGGATTCGATGCTGAGTTTAGATGAAGCCCTTGATATGGCACCATTGGCTTACTGGTCACATGAATACAACAGAATAGTGACTGCTTTTGACGGTGTGAATATATGTTCGATCGATTTGATCGACTTGGCTACCACTGTCGCTGTGAGTGCCATTGACAGACAATTTCCAGATTTGTCTATCGAATCTCGGTACAAGATAATTGCCGAATCTCATGGAGGTCAACAGAGTCCAATAATATCTTGTGGCACCGAATGTCATAGAAATGACGATAACGAATCTGATGGATGCAGGGTCGCATATGATACCAACTGGGAAATTTGACTATGCGTTGGCCAATGAGTACATGGTCATTAGTGATCACATTCGTCTACTGACACAGATGCGACGAGACATCACACTGGCGGAAACCATGGCATTCACCTTATTGGCTTCTAGATTGGATAAGTCAAAACAACATGAGATACTCGCCGAAGACTGAATTGGCAATCACAATTGAATAAACGCCGGGGGGTATGGTTGCTATAGAACGCCCGTGCCCTCCGTGCGCTCTCAATAGGTATCCGCCCAACATGTTGGTGGCTGAGTTCGACTCTCAGTGAGAGCACGAAATATAGTATATCAAAAAGGAGTGGAATGCGATTTTGTGATTTGTTTTTCTTCATTATAGGTTGCGTTATGCTATTGACCGCATCAGTCTATGGTATCTCTCAGGAGCCATACTCATTCGGCGCCATCATTTGTTGGTCATGTCTGATCGGTGGCACACTGCTAGCGTGTATCTCGGGTATGGTTCTATTCAGAGATGATGAGGATTAGAGGAATCTTGCGAACGATCATTTGCAAAGTTCATGGCGGTACCTTTAGCGTCCCGGTGCGTAGGGGACGCCCGCCCATCAAATGTACAGAAGACAATCCATGTGTTCAATCGGAATCAGTCAGCCCTAAATCAATTCCAGTGGCCGTAGCACGGCGAGTCGACTCGTTGGTATGGGCATCGGAAGCCAAGCCAAAGGAACGAGGGAACGGTACACGACCACGCGAAGCCGTCGATAGAACTGAGTCCGTGACTGTAGCGGCCACGGTGGCAGCCAATAAACTACGTGATGAGGGCTGGACAGTGCAGTGTGCTGAAAAACCAAACAGCACACTGTGCGCCACACGTGGTGTGGAAGTACTGACAATGATGTTTCGCGACAACGCCTGTGTGTCACAAGATTATTCATTGTGGGATGTCGACCACCCACCGTCGCCACCTGGAAATGATGCGTTTATCGCTTCCGAGTGGGACGAAGTACCGGATAAAGCACTAGTAGCGGCCTTGGCGGGTATGCGCGTCTTTTGGTGGAACAATCTAGCTCAAAAAGAGGAGATGGCCATCGTAGGTAACAAAATCCAAATCACTCACATGTATAACGGAATCGGTGATGAGACTCCCGCTGATCGAATTGTAAAATTCACAACACATGGTGAGGGCAGTTTCAGAGCGTTTAGGGTTGGCGCGTTGATGCGTGTGCGATCCGTTGGGATTAGGAGTAAAAGATAGCTGTACACATAGAAAAACAAGGGCGCCGTATCATTGTGCGCAGTGATATGAATTTATCGCTGCGCACAACGATTCCAGGTGCGTACAAGGCCGTGGCGGGTCATTGGACGGTTCCACTATGCTTAGAATCGTGCATATTATTGCGCGAGCATTTCAAGGATAGGTTGGTGATAGGCAAAGAATTACGCAAATGGGCTATGAGTGTACGGCACTCACGTAGGGCTATGGAGAGCTTAAGCAGAAAAAAAACAGCGCGTCTCGATTTGGTCAATATAAAAGCGCCAAATCTGTATGCCGCCATCATGGCACGACCATACCAGTGCGTTGGTGCCAAATTCATAGCGAATAATTCGGCGTCGCTGATAGCGGACGACCCCGGATTGGGCAAGACACTGATCGCTCTAGCCGGAATTGTCGAATCGGATGTGGCAGGCCCATATTTGGTCGTTGCTCCAAAAACGGCGACAACATCCGTATGGCAACGTGAGATAACACGCTGGCTTCCGAAGCATTACAGAGCTGTGACATTGCCAGAACTGCGTGACAATAGAAGTCGTCTACTGAATAGTTTAGTGTATGACGAAACACTATGGTTGATTGTCAATCCGGAAGCGCTGGCCTACCAGGATTGGTATGAGTGCGCGGTCTGTTCGACACGCACCAAGGCGACCACCAAACAACAACGTGATTTAATATGTGGTCACGTGAAAGACAGAAAGACCCGCCGGGTAGGTGAGACAAACTATCCAATCATATTTGATCAACAATGGGGTGCGATAGTCGTTGACGAGTCACATGATTGCCTGATCAGGCGATCATCGACTCCAACACAACGGCGTCGTGGATTGGACAGACTGCGATTGCGCAATGATGGATTGCGTATTGCCATGTCCGGTACACCATTCAATTCAAAGCCAAATCAGTTATGGGGTACCCTGAATTGGTTGGATCCCTTGAATTACAAGGCATACCATCGTTGGAGTGAGCTGTACTGGCAAAAAGGAGGCTACACAGGGTATAACATTGGTGAATTGCGCAAGGATCGTGAACGCCTATTATGGGATTCATTGGCTTCTGTGGCACTGAGACGCACTAAATCCGAGGTAGCCAAGGATCTACCGCCGAAGATGGAGGTTGGTTCGCTATTGGATCCAACCGACAGTGATAGTCCCATAGGTATATGGCTTCCGATGACAGCCGCACAGGCCAATGCGTACAACAGTGTTCTGAAAAATAGTGTTGTAGAGCTTGAATCAGGCCGATTGGAAACTATTACGGCACTGGCGGAATTGACTAGGTTGAAGCAATTGGCCAGTGCGTATGGCGATATAAAATTGTCACGTATGGCCAATGGGTCCATGCGACAGCGATACATACCACAACTGCCATCAAACAAATATAATTGGATAATCGAGCATTTGGAGGAATGGGGTTTTCCAAAACCCGATACCAAAGTTGTCATAGTCAGCTTCTTCACAGGAATATTGGAATTGTTCAGAGAGGGTGTGGAGAAGCACTTCAAAACACGCAAGAACGCGCCTCTGTGTACGTCCATCACAGGTACGACACCCATGCGCGACAGAGACAGAATTATTAACAGATTCAACACCAGTGGCAATGAACAAGTGATGTTTCTAAACGTGAAGGCGGGAGGTACCGCCATCACACTCGACACCGCGGACCGAATGATATTTGTGAGCGAGACCGCGATACCCGATCAACAGCGCCAAGCCGAGGACAGGATTCATAGGGTTAGCAATCCACGGAAGTGCATGTACTACTATCTTCGATCACTCCATAGTGTGGATGTGGGTACCGCACTGTACAATAAACAAGCTCTGGCGGATACCCATCGTTTACTTGACACCAGACGTGGTATTGATTATGTTCGTACTGTTTTGAATTTGAGTGATTCCGATTCGAGAGGTCAGGAATGAATCAGCGCACGACTAAGAAGGCCACGACAGCGAAGCGGCGTAGTCCAAAGATGCCACCCGCCGCGGCGGCGCCCAATGCGACCACGGATCGTGTGCAGGCGACAAGTCGAGATGTCACGATGTACGCGACGAAACCACCGACTGATTACCACAAGACATTCGCACGTTGGATTGTGGATGAGGTTGGCTATGACCCCGATGTCGCGCCGAGTAAGCGCGCCGCATTCTTGCGTGGTGTCAGCATCGCCTCTGTTGCGCGCACGGCTTTTATGGCGAGTGAGCATCTGGAGAAGTGGTATGCGACTAAGGGAACCGCACGCCGCGGTCGTAAACCATCACAGGAGTCAGAACCTGAGATGATTGTTGAACCAAATAGGGCTACGAGACGTGCGTCAAAGGTTTCATCGAAGACAATTGATATTGATATCGCCGAAGATGACACCATTGAAGATATCAATGAAGACACTGACGACGAAGAGAGCGACGCGTACGACATCGACGAAGACAACAGCAACGACAACGACAACAAGGAAGATGAGGACGACGAAGACGAAGACGAAGACGACGAAGACGACGAAGACGACGAAGACGACGAAGACGACGAAGACGAAGACGAAGACGACGAAGACGAAGACGACGAATTTGATGAAGACGATGAAGAAGAACCGCCGGTAGTGACAGGCAAGCGCACGGCAGTCGCGCCGAATAGGCCAAAGATTAATAGTGGTAGTCGAGTGCCCACGACCGTGGCCAAAACGCGACCCAAGACAAGGCCAAAGGCGCAATCCAAGTCAACGGATCACGACCGAATTGGTGGTGCCGATGACTTTCTGTTCTAAATAGTGATTGTGTGACCACCATGGCATCTCAGCTGTGGTGGTCACATGCTCTTATAGCCCAATGGCAGAGGCAGCGACCTTAAAAGTCGTATAGTGTGAGTTCGAATCTCACTAAGAGCACCAAATAAGAGCCATATAATTCACAGAGAGCGGAATTATGCCAGAAAGAGTCAAACAAATCACTTGCAGTGTCCATGGTGGTACGTTTAATATCCCAATACGCCGTGGTCGGCCACCATCGAGATGTACGGAATGCAACCCTTGCACACTGCACCCTGACTATCTGATGATAATTGACAGACAACAGCGCATAGCGCGTGCCGCTGGATTCCGGGGATGATTGGTGTATGAGCGATATCGAAATTAGAACACACGAACGTATTGATTATAAACGGTGCCAGCTAAAATGGTATTGGCATTGGCGCATGGGACTTGTCCCAATGGCACGAACGTATGGTGACCTCGATCTAGGTCGTTGGATACACGCTGCGCTAGCCGCATGGTACTCCGGTGATCGAAACAATCAATTGGCCGATGTGTTCAATAAAGTAGTCGCTGACGATATGAATACTCAACCTGATGATTTGATGGAGTATCAAAAGGAGAAGATATCAGAATTAGCTCAACTTGGCATGGAGATGATGCTAGGGTATCAGCGCCATTATCGTCACAATGACGCCGACGTGATTCCGGTAAAATGTGAGGTACCGTTAAAATTCAAAATAGCGCCTGGTTTGACGTATGGTATGACATTGGACATGGTATTCTGTGATCCATTTGGGCACGTATGGATCATGGAGCATAAAACAGCTAAAAGCATTAATCGCGTATGGCTGCCATTGGCTGAACAAACATTGGCGTACATAGCTCTGTCTGAACGTTGTTTAATTAATAGTGATTTGTTCACATCCGCTACATCACTTCACGGTATCATATACAATTTTATACGAAAAACACGTATGGATTCACGCCAACACAATGATCAGGGATTGGCGTTGAATAAGAACGGTACAGTGTCAAAGCGTCAAGTCGCTGATAGTTTTGTTCGTGTTCCAATTCGCATACCTACACTAGGTAAGATTGACACGCTTAACCGACTCGTCCGCGAATGTGAGGAGATAGCCGAAGCCACAAGTCTGGCACGAATTGGTTATATGGATGCGTCCGAAGTGCTTAGTACACCACATACATCGTGCTCACATTGTGATTATTTCACATTATGCCTAAATCGCACCTATGGTGGAAACATAGACGATCTAATTGAAAAGATGTACCGCGTGGTAGATCCATATGAATATACACGCAATACCGAAATACCGGCAAGCTTCGAATTGGGGTAGTGCATGGCGACAGAGCGCAGACCACAAGAACAATCCGACTTCGCCGCGGAGATAACAAAACTAACGGCGGCAACCGAATCCATAAATATACTGGCCTATGGCGACTCCAACGCCGGGAAAACGGTATTCGCCGGCACATGCCCGGGTAGGGTGTTCTGGCTTGTCGGCGAACCGGGATACAAGACGGCGGCTAGACATGGCGCGCAAGGATATGTTAGGAGAGTGGCGGACACCGCTACCGCGTTGGCGGCGTTGGATTGGTTGGAGGATAAGAAAAGATACAGTAAATTCGACTGGATTGTGGTGGATGGACTGTCGACTATGCAAGATCGGTTCAGACTGGCGTATGCCGCGGAGGCATTTGACGCCAATCCAGCGAAACGAGCGCATAGAAATCTGCCGGATAGACCCGACTATTTCAATACTCAGAATTTTCTAAAGTCATGGGTGCCCATGCTGGTTGATCTTCCAACCAATCTATTGATTACAGCACACGCGTATAGAACTGATAAAACCGATAATGGAGAATTGTTGGTGTTCCCAGGTTTACAGGGAAAGGTCACCGAAACGGCTAATGCCATCTCCGGTTTGATGGATATCACAGGGTATTTCGAGGCACGACGTGTGCGATCGAAACGAACACAAAAAATGGTCACATCCCGTCGACTGTGGTTCACCAGTCCCGATCGTGACGGCGGGAATGGCAATGATGGTGTTCGTTATATCGCCGGCGAGAAGTATGGTTGTTTGGGCAACTATATGGCTTCACCCACCATACCCAAAATCATGGACATGATCTCAGAACCGAAAGAGGGAACCGAAAGTGCCTAGAGGTTCGTGGGGTATCGACCCGTCATTGATCGATAATTTCGATCGTAGTACCATTTTCGCTCCATATACAGGGCCGGTCCCTCCGGTTGGTGTGTATGAGTTTAGAATCAAGACGCTGAGAAGCACGCCGAGGACGAAGACAACGCACCCACAACTGTATATTGGCCTACAGTTGGAACCGCGCAGGAATTTTCCAGAGGAACGGAAGTACAAGGGTTACTTCATCATGGTATTCCGTACCATCACAGCTAATAACCAATTCACATATGTTCCATTCTGCGATGCCATCGGTATCACGGGACGTGAGTTCTGTAATCAAATGATCGTTGACAATGAGGGAAATATCAAACAGTTTGGTCACTGGCGTAATACCGGTGCCGTTACAATCTTGGCGCGTTTGCAAGAAGGCCAGGATCAAAACGGTAACCCACGGAAAGAGATCGGTTGGATGGGAGCGGTTCCCAAAAACGATTCGGAGAATGAGTATGACGACACCGTCGAAGACGAAGACGACGAAGACGACGAGTACGGAGAAGAAAGCGACGACGACGAGTACGACGACGACGAACCCTTCTAATATCAATATCGCCAACGAATACGGTCTACGCGTTGGTATGAGTCAATTGAATTCATCCTTCGCCATCGCTGGCAGGCGAGCGTTCATTGTCATGGAGCCTCCGCGGTCGCCTGTGTTCAGAACTAAGCAGGAAGTGTATCGACACGCGGCGTGGTTGTTAAGATTGGCCGAACGCTTACCTAATGAGGACGTGGCCAGTTCCTGGATGAGAGTACTCAACGCGCTTAATGGTACACAAAGTCAATAGACATAAATTGTGCGAGAGCATATTCATGGCGAATGTGCTCTCGCATGTTTGAGTGAAAGTGAGGTACGTGCGTCATGTATGTGCCTAAACATAGATTGGCCTACAATTCCCCAAATGTGATCACCATATTGAACGCCGCTGGTTGCGGTGATGGCATCAAAGATAGTCTGGCGAATGGAACAGTCGCGGAACGGAAATTCATGTCACCCATAATCAGACATAAACGAAAGCCAGTCGTGTCACTGACTCAAATAATTGTGACAATGGCCGCGGGCGTGTTCATCGCTGGATTGATTTTCATGTATCTAAACATTCGAATGTTCGTGACATGGTGAGTGATGAGACTATTCAAGCGTAAGACCAAGGCCAATTCCGCTGATGATCGACCAATGAGTGAACTGTTCAACTCGGGTAGGCGGAACACCAAGAAAGAGATGGCCGCGGAATACATCAAGGCCATTGAGACGAGTGTGACAACTGACTATTGTATATGTGAATGGTCAATCAGCGACTCTGGCGGGTATCGATTGCCACAGGAACCCCACCCAGCATGCCCCGTACACACCAAAGAAGGGTTGGTACTGGGTTATCTAGGTTTCATCACCTCACGAATCGCGGGAGAATTGCGCAGGCCGTGCGAATGGCTACACGACGCGCGATATGATCACCTAGATATAGTCGACTATGATGGATGGCACTCTGATGAGTGGGCTATTCCAATCTCGCGAATTGAGTTCGAGATACGATTGAGTAGGTGCACATTGAATTTCAGATCACAAATTGTGACAGACAAACTGACATCAGCCGTAGACGCCGTGGACAATATAGTCGACACGATCGTGTGTTCTGATGTTGACCATACATGATACATTGGCTGGTGATCATATAACATTCAAATATATCAATAGTAAAGAGGATTATCCACAAGTAAAGCACTTTGTCAACAGCAATCCCATACTGGGCATTGACACAGAGTCGACAGGACTCAATTGCTATTCCCATTCATGGAAACTGCGCACACTACAGATCGGTGATGCCGTCACAAGTTATGTGATACCCGCCGAGAGGCGCTCATTGATAGCGTGGGTGATGAGACAACCGATTCGGTGGATTGGACACAATGGCTGTCATGACATTCGCTGTATAGACAGATATCTTGGATATGACACAGGTGTCAAATGCGATATGGAAACGCATATACCGTCGCATCATATCGACCCACGGAATGCCGCGGAGGGTGGTGTTGGTCATGGTCTGAAGGAACTGGCGATTCATTATGTCGACAGTTCCGCCGGGAAGTGGGAGACAGCATTAAAGAAATTATTCAAAACACTACGCGTACCGATAAAGGGTCACTATAAGCAGGGACCGAAGAAGGGACAGAGAAGAACGCGCGCCGCGCGATTGTCGGAGGGTTGGCGTTTGGTGAACAAGCGATGCCCTGAGTATATAGCCTACGCCGGAAGTGATCCATTATTGACCTATCGTCTATGGCACAAATTGGAGCCAGTTGTCAACCAATTCAAAGAGTTGTATGAATTTGATCTACGTGTGGCGCGAGTCGCTGACACACTACAGCGGCGGGCCATTCGATTGGATGTCGACTACACACGTAGATTGAATGAATCATATGGCGCTGTGTATGACATGGATATGACACACATCAAATTTTGTGGCTGTTCCAACCTGAATAGCACCAAGGAATTGGCCGATACAATCATCACTCTCGGCGGTACTCTGTCCAAGAGAACACCCACGGGAAAGTTGCAAGTCACCGATTCGGTATTGCGTGATCTATCGAATGCCTATCAATCGGATGGCACAACGATCACAAAGGATACATACCTATTCGCGTTCATCGATTGTGTGCTAGAGGCTAAGCGTTGTGCGAAACGAAGAAAGAGTTATACGGAGAGTATGCTACGCGAAATGGATGACAATGGGAGAATCCATCCATCCATCAACATTCTGGCGGCACGAACCGCTAGGATGTCCGTGAGTAATCCGCCATTGCAGCAGCTGCCCACCAAAAACAATGAATAGAGACAATGACATATGACTACGCCATATGACCCATTGACTGCCGCCGTCGCTGGCTCATTCACAACCGCGACACGTGAACAATTGACTTTGGAGATTATTCAGCAATATGAGGCGAAATTGAAGTCCATGCCCTTGGAGGACCTGTTGGAGATTGCCGCATCGGTGCGAATCGAGGTGTACGCGTCAATGGTCGACTATGACAAACGACGCGCGGTCGCCGCGTACAAGGACACGTCGAATGGACCGAAGACCAAATACAAAAAAACATGACACGCATTAGCATACTGAGTTCCGCCGCGGTCCGGCGTTGTTTCATTCCGGACCCCGGCATGACTATGATCAGTGTTGACTACGACCAAATCGAATTGCGCATAGCCGCGGCACTGTCCGGTGAGATCAGTCTGATTGACGCCGCCAAACGTGGCGAATCGCTGCACAAGACCGCGGCCATCAAATTATTTGGGCCTGACTACACTCCCGACCAATATCGTTATACAAAGAATCTGAATTTTGGATGGCTGTTCGGGGGTGGCGCGGACACACTGTCGAAGCAGGTACACATCTCAATCAATCAAGCGGCGAAAGTCATAGCAGATTATGAGATGGCGTTCCCATACTTGAAGCGCTATAAAGTTATGAAACAAAATGCGCTATTGAATAGTGCTCTCACACCATGTGATTCGAGAGTGTACAAGGCACTACGACAACGAATGTACACAGTTAGAGCCGACACATCCGAGGGACTCGTCGCGCGACGAATAATTAAAAGGCAAATACATCGACTACTAGGTGGGAAGGTTGGATACACGACGACATTGTTTGGTCGTCGTTTGATAATTGACGCCGAGAAGGCGTTCACCGTGGTAAATCATGAGATACAGAGTACGGCACGTGATGTCATGGCGACAGCACTATTGCGTGTGATGGACGATAGTATTCTGGCACCAACATTGCTATTGCCAATACATGACGAATTTCTAGCACAGGTACCCAGCGATGAGGCTGATTATTATATCGAGCGCTATTGCTCGATCATGCGCACAACAATCAATGATGTTCCATTGACCGCCAGCGGCAAGGTGTATGGGCCATCATGGGGTCATGGATATGTGAAATAAAAAGATGGAATAAGGATAACGTGAACGATAAATCTAGTGGCACTGTCGATGTCATTGAAATCGTTGACATGGTGATCGAGCCCGATGCCACAGTCAAATTGACCGTCTATGACGCTCTGTTGTCCGAATGGGGGGAACTCAACTATGAATTCCCAAAGTTTCCCAAAGTAAACTAAAATGAGTAAATACATAGTGTTAGTCTTCGACCCCGGCGGCGTGATAGGTTGGGCGAAATTCATAGTTGACATGAACGCGTTCGCCAAGCCAGAGAATAAGATATTGGCCAATGTCGACGAGTGGTCGGCGGGGGAGTTGCATGGAAACGAGCATGAGCAGCTGACCCTTGCGGCAAAAATGATTCGATATCGAAGACAGAACGCTCATTTTGACGTGGTGGTTGAGGACTTCGAACTGACTCAGATGCTCGGCGGGAGAAATCTATTGAGTCCAGTGCGTATCAACGCCGTGCTGGCATGGGAATGCTATAAAAGTGGTGTGACCTTCAATACGCAAAAGCGTACTATGCGTACCAACGTCACCAGAGATAGGATGCGCAGTTTCGGATTCACCCGTAGTTTCAAAAAGGATGAGTTCGCCGCTATGCAACATGCCATTGTGTGGCTGCGTAGGTTGAAACAGAAGTCAGTGACGAGTGATGAATGTGTGTTGTGAGACACCGGTTACCGCTGAGACAGAATTTGTTCACGGGCAGTTGGTCAAACTGTCGGAAGATTACATGAGCATAGTCGTTCCGGTATACATGGACCCAAAGATGCCAGAATTAGACCCCGATGTCATCATGATTGGAACATCAATACGATTCTTGATGATGGTGCACAAGAACGACGTCATCTCTATCGTGAACGAATCAGATTAATTTGTGTGTTGCGGAACACACTTGACACCACGTAGTGTGAAACGCACACTTGGTTGGATGTGCCGACTGTCTGTTACACCTCCGAAATGGCCTGTCCACGCATTGAGATAGACAGTCGGCACATCCAAAGCGCTACACAAGGTCTATCGCAGGGTGGCGATAGACCACGATATGGCTATTCATGCAGTGGCGTAGCCATATCAGAGAGGGCATCTCATCGGGTGAGGGTGAGATGCCCTCTTTCTATTCTCACGAATTGGAACGATATAATGGCCAGAACCGATGTCAAGGATAGATCAGATGTCTACCATGAAAAATTATACAGAGTCGCCATTGGGGGACCATGCAATGGTTTGACACTGATTGGATCCAAACGATGGAATGGAAAAATACATAGCGAACCCAATGTATTGGGAAAATATGTATGGAATAGTGGACTGGACACGTGGATTTGGTTGTGGGATTGACTTTCTCTATGGTATAGGTGATCACACATGAAGAATAAGGATAGTTGGTCCCCCTTCCATGTCGCGGCTGATGACTATTTAAACGCTGGATACCTTCCAATCCCATTGCCATTCGGTAAGAAGTACCCGCCACCCTCTGGTATTCCTAATGATGTGATAGTGGATGACGACAGCGTGACGGGTTGGCTGTCATCCAATAGACAACACAACATTGGTACAGTGGTTCCCGATGGCGTGGTAGTTCTCGACATCGATGGTGCCGCGGGTCAAGCGTCATTGGACGAATTAGAATACGAATACGGTAAACTTCCGCGGACCTGGGTATCCTATAGAGGGGATCCCGAACACTATCATCTGTGGTTTACCACACCCGCGGGGACGGTGTGGCCAGGCAAATTGTCCATTGGACTCGACCTCATATATCGTCACTACAGATATATGGTGATCCCACCATCCGTTCACCCATCGGGCGCACACTATCGATGGGCCAATTTCAACGGCAAAATACTACGCACATCAACCGCGTATTTCCCTGGTACGGATGAGTTCGCCGACATACCCGAAAAATGGTTGACACTAGCGGGTCGTGGCGGCTATGTCCGTCGTGACAGAGCTAATGTTGACAGTCGTCTATGGCTTCGTGAACATGGGAAGGGTGTCGCGTGTCCACAGATGCGGCGTGTGGTCAACACACACATACGACTGATCAAAAAGCACAGCGATGGCGGATTACATGACGCCATGACAAACGCCGTATGGGCCATAGTGTCAGAGATAAGCACTGGACATACCGGTGGAGTTGTGGAATTGCGGAAGATAAAAGATTTATTTTTGTATTTGATAGAACAGTGCGGACGACGACAACCGGGACAAGCGGAGGCGGAATGGTCACGCGCGTGCGTGGGGGCGGTGGAGAAATCCGCACTGGGTGTTGTCAGAGCCGATGACCCCTGCCTGATAGAGGAAAAAGAACGACACAAGAGTCCAGATCGATTCTTCGACCCAAAGCACGGTCTGCGCTCCGAGACACTGCGCAATGCCGTTGAGTTGACTGGAAATCTTGCCGCGGGCACTGGCGGAATAATTTACCGACACCATGATGGCGTGTGGTCGAATGACGGTGACTATGAGATCACACGTCGAACCGTGTCATTATTGCGGCAACGTTGGAGACCCAGTCATGCGATCAATGTCAAATCCGTAATTGAGTCACGTGTTCCATTCATACGTGACGACAAGCAAGACACCGATTATCTGAATTTACCAAATGGTCTACTTGACTGGAGAACAGGCAAGCTGCATCCACATAACCCTAATATTGTCAGCACGATCAGAATACCAATACCATGGAATGAGGACGCGGAATGTCCTATGATCGACAAATTCCTCGGCGAGATATTACCGAATGACGCAGTCGAATTGGCCTATGAATTGTTGGGTTATATGCTGTATAACGACAATCCGCTACACAAGGCTATTCTACTGTATGGTTCGGGCCGTAACGGTAAGGGCACATTCATACGATTGGCGCGTATGTTGGTTGGCCACAGCAATATAGCGGCCATCACCCCACAAGACCTAGACTCATCGCAATTCACGGCCGCACAACTTCATGGTAAATTGGCGAATTTGGTCGGTGACGTCGATCCCAAGATATTCAAATCGACAGAGAAATTCAAGCAGTTGACAGGCGGTGATTATATGACCGCTCAAAACAAGCACAAGGACCCATTCGTATTCAGGTGCCGTGCCTTGATGATCGCAGCGTTCAATGCCCTACCCCGTACGGCGGACACGACAGAGGGGTTCTTTTCCAGATGGGTTGTCGTGCCATTCGAGAATTTCTTTCCAGCTGGTAAGGCTGACACAAACTTAGTGGACAAGTTGACCACTATCGACAATATGCAGGGACTACTGCGTTATTCGGTCGGTGGGCTGCAACAAGTACTCCGTCGCGGAAAATTCACCATTCCAAAATCAGTGCAGAAAGCGACCGCGAATTTCAGACGTGACGCTGACCCCATGCGCTCGTTCATAGAGGAGCGAGTGTGCACAAGGCCGCCGGGGCTCGGCGACTTCACACCGAGGACGACGGTGTACTCGGAGTACACGACATGGGCGTTATTGAATGGCTTCCATCAAATGAGCGCACAGAGATTCTATGAGGCGTTCGCCAGTACCATCGTCGTGGCCAAGGACTTTCCCGTCGTGCCCGTCAAGAAACGTGGTGTGCGAGGTTATCGAGGAATATTAATCAATTGACACTATGGTGGCGCGGGCTGTCGAACACGCTATGGCGTAATGTATTGTCGAGCATTATATTACTGTACTATTATTATCGTATTGTAGTGCGATGCGGCACGTCGAATATCGCACTATGGTAACGCTGTGTCACATCACACTGGGTAATGTGATTTCATCGAACTAAATTGAATATACGCGTGTGTTGTATTGAGGGGCACGGTGTCTCGATTCGTCGGGTCATCGTGCCCCTTTTTGTTTGCCCTGAGAAATCGACTTAAATTCGACGCACCACTTACACGACATCGCATGCCATAGGCTTTTAGCCGATTTTACAAAGGGCATAGCGATAGGCACCCGTATTGAATGGAACCCTGCCGACACACAGATGGCGTGTCGTGTGCGATTCGAGGCGCGAGATGGGTTCGACGAGATGTCACGGTGGGTGACATTTGACGTTTAATTATATAAAAGTGGGGGGGGCAGGTTAGGTGCCGTAGGGGCATGCACCAACAGAAGTCCTAGTTGCGATGGCTGGCTGACTAAGTTCGGATGCATGCCTTTCGGCCCCAAACCTGCCCCCCCCCTCCATGCCTAATGATATAACTGAATAAAATATACATATTAAAGTAACATAACGGACACTAAATAGATGTACGTAACATTGATGCGCATCTCTGATCCCGCGAGATTTTCCGGGGAAATCTAGGGATTCACGCAGAATCCCCCCGGCTAACGTGCATCAATATGTAGACATTGGACAGTCATTTTAATGCATAGAACGCAGATTCACGGCGCCTGGGCGGGTATTGTGCCTTGGCAATGAATTGCATAATATGCATTACAAAATGTAATGTCACTCTGTGTAACTATATTCATTATTGTGAATTAGCACATATCATTAAATAAAATGTGACACCACTCTGAGTTATAATAACTTTGTGTAGGGATGTCACGCGGAGTAATAATTACTTATTGTTATTTTATTACTGTGTGTAATAGTTTTGATTAAAATAATTACGCTACGTTAATATAATTACGCTGAGTCATAATGATACAGTGGCATATATCAATATTTCGAACGTACGAATCAGTCATACCACAATAAATCGTCCCTCCATATTAGACAATAATCCAAAATTGTGCCAAAAAATCTACATATTGTATTGCATAAAAAGCTATATCGTGCTATGCGGTAAGAGGGTTGACTTGGAAGACTCCGCCAGCGCACAGCATTGATCATTATATTTGCATAAATCGATATATGGAATTTGTAGTTTTGTGATATTT